TTTCCTGGTGCTAGTGGCCCTCCACCTTCACCTAAATCTGCATTACCTGTTACATCAAAGTCAATATATGCAGGTCGTGCAGCACCTTGTCTACTTGCACGATAAGGGTCAACATAACCACTTGCCTTTCTTTGTTCTGCAAGTCGTTGTGCTCTCTTTGAAACACCCATTCTAAATCTATTTCTATCTTCAAGAAATCTTTCTTGCCAATGTTTAGTCTCAGTAGTCTTCCACTTACCAAGAGTTGCAGCCACTATGTTATTTGCAAAGATTGTATGGTCTTTATCTAATACTAAGTTCCACACTTTAAAAGGTGGTTTCTGATAATATACTTTACCAAGTTCTCTTGACATAAACCAACCATCTTTTGTTCTGATTGGGTGGTGGTCGGTAACGATAAGGTTTTTATATTTAACCATCAAGTCACCAAAACCTCTTTCACTCTTGATTACTTTCTTAACTCTTGCAACACCTTTATCTGTTCTAACTTTCATACCAATCTTCATCATCTTGATTGGAACTTGTCTACCATTGCTTAATGTTACTTTTGTATTAGGATGAAAACAAACTCCATCATAATCAAACCTACCGCCATCGCCAAAATCTTCATCTTCTTCATCCATAACAGGTGGGTCTTGTGGTGGGTCTGGTTCAGGTGGGAAGTCATCATAAACTGGTGGAGGCGGAGGCGGGTCTGGAGGACTATCATCTAAACTATGAGTAATCTCAACAGGAACCTCTATCGTTTCTACCACACTTTCAAGATATTGTCTTGTGATTGTTTTTTCAAATATTCTTGGTAATCTAATTTCACCACCAACCATATTTTGTGTAAACCCTCTATCATTATCTTGTAGGTTTGCAACTAATATTCCTGGTTCATTTTCATCAAACTTAATAGAACCATTCGCACCACTACCAGCGGTAAGAAATGGTTGAAACTTTACAATAGAATTCATCTCTCTAAAGTTTTTATGATATGTTTGATTTTTAAAATTTTGTGTTTTTACTACAATTTCAGTTCTATCTCCACTAATCTTATCAAGTGAGTATTTTAAATCTCGTATAAATAATTCTCTTGGTGGATTTTCTGTAAGTGATTGTGCGGATGCGTTAGGTGGTGGGGCAGTATAATATCTTGTTTCACCATTTATATTACTTGTTGTAACTTTACCTGCATATAATTCACCATCACTATTTACCATTACTAAATGGTCTCTACCTGCTAACTTTCTTAAGAATCTATATTGAACAATATAGTCACCATTCGATAATCCATTATCTCTTAAGTGTTGACCAACATTTAAATCTAAAAAACCTTCAGTATTTACATCAGGATTAAACTTATCTCTGAGCACAAGTTCATCATTTTGGAAAACTTCTAAAACTATATAGTCTTTACTATCTCTTCCAAAACTACTATATACCCTTTTAGGTTTATAATATTCTTCTTTCTCTTGTTTATTAAATCCGTATTCTGCCATTATTCTAATACCCCATCAAATTTTGGAATTCTTGGATTATATCCTGATGGTGCTTCAGGAGTACCAAATGTATCATCTCTCTCACCAATAGGTACTTCATCAGGTTCTGGAAGATTTGGTAGTGGATTAAACGATACTTCAGGTCTTGGTTGTTTTTTCTTTCCATCTGTTGATGAATAAAAATTATTATATTTATCTATTACAAATTCAGAAAATTCTCTTTCTTTGTCTATTTCTGATAACATATTATCATCAAAATATTGTTGTTGATTGATAACACGAACATATTGATAAACTTCTTCAACTGAATTACCAAGATTATCTGGGTCTTCATAAGATAATATTACACCATTACCATCTCTTAATGGGTTTACTGCATCCCAAGACCCACTTATTTTCATAAGTTCTCTATTGGTTTGTATTTCACGATTTAAGGCTATTCGTTCCTCATTAATAATTCTATCGTATAATTCGGAATTTGTTACTGCCTCATCTTTTGTATATGGCATTGTTATCTCTCAATGTTTCTTACAACCTTAAATGACCATGCTGGGTCATTATAGTAATTTATTAATTCATCTACGGTTCCACTACCACTAACAACTTTAAGATGTATGTCATAATGTCTTTCTGCTTGGAAACTATCCATTCTTAAATTAAAGTAATTACCAGTACCATCACAACTCACAATTGAACCTGTACCGAATGGTACTATCGTTTCTTCAGTTACAGAATCCTTAACTGAATAGAAAGTTGAACCACTTGGTAATGTTCGTACGGTAAGACCTTCTGGTGTTGTACCAAACACTCTATCGTTGTATCTTGGTCTACCAACTACTCTAAATCTTGATATTGATTTTTCTAAATATTCGTCTCGTATACCTTTAAAATAAATTACGGTATCATCTAATGCACTACCTGTAAGTTGTGCTAAACTTCCTGTTGTCCACTTTGAGTCGTCCCAAACGACTTCTAATGATGGTGGATAAATTGTATGTGTTTCTCTTGAAAAGAATGATAATGTACCAAGTCGTGAAGTTCCACCTTCATCTGAAGTAGTATCACCACTATATGAATAAGTTGTTCCATAAGAACCTGTAGATTCCCTCTTAACTATAAATCCATTGTTTGGATATATAGAACTTGAAAAAATATGATTTCTAACCAAATCAGTTACATCAAATCTAACATCTCGTTTATCATAAGTTAAACCAAAAGACCCACTTATGTTATATTGTGAATAAGAATCTTGTGAACCACTAAACCAAGAACCACCATCTGTCAAGAGTGAGCCTGTCACCCATGGAAGTTTTTGGTCTTGGTCTCTATATTGATATGATGCACCATTTGTAGTTATAGGACTATCAAACTTTTTACCAGTTCCTGATTTCCAACTTCCACTAACCATATAGATAACAAGGTTTTGTTCTGCCTCTATATCTTTTGAACCTGCATCATATAAATTTAAATAAAATTTTGCATCTGTAGGTATCTTACCATCTTGAATTGACTTAGATACATAAGAGTAGTCTGCACTTAATAATATACGAGATATATTTATTGTACCACCATCCGAACTTACTTCTTTTACAACTTCTAATATTTCATCATGACCAGCATTCAACGATGATGTTGTACCACCTGAATAAATTGTTGTGTCTCTGTTTATGTATTCAAAATAATGCATTAAAAGTCTCCTACTACTCTACCCTCAATATCTGTATTGGGTAGTTTTACCTCAAAACAACTTGGGTCTAATGATGGATAAAGAACACCATCTCGTAATGCAGATTGTATATCGTATATGTTTCCACTATATCCTTCTGCAACTACATGTTTGTTATCAATTACAATTATATCTTTATTTGGATTATTGTCTTCAGGTGGAACTAAACTTGCCACACCCTCTACTAATGAAATCTGATATGCAATATCACTTAATACAATCGGTTGACCTATTTGCCATTTTTGTATATCAAAGTATTCTTTAACTTTTTGGATTGTCTTAAATAATACATCATTTTTGTTATAATTTCTTTTTGTAATAATACTAAATTTTACACCAATGTTTATAATATATGCATTTTTAATATTGATTGCATCTGTTACCATTCTGTATTGTGAAAGGTATGTTCTTAAATTTTCTTTTACTGCTCTATTGATTGGTGTTAGTTTTCTACCTACATCATATCCAAGAACATACATGTTTAGTGCTAATGGATTGTCTGCAGTACTTACATTCTCATTCACTACAACTTCACCTGTTACACTATCTACATATGTATTTGTTTTCTTTTCTAATTGTTCATCTTGTACTACAAATGCCTTTGCAATATTACCATACTTTTGTGGTAATGAATAAACACGAGTAATGTAATCCTTTTGTGTTACTGCACGACCTTGAGAGTTATGGTTGGCTGCTGCATTGAGACGAATTTGTTGTAATGATTCTTCACCACTACCACCACTTGCAGGATTTGGATTAATAAAGGATAAACTTGATTCTGACTCTCCTACTTTTGTACTATCAAGTCCTTGAGAGTTTATAGTAAATACTACATCATTTTGATTTTTTATTGTATTTGACCTCACATTATGTTCAACTGCTCCACCATAATTATAAGTTACGGTAAGTGTTGTATTACTTGGTGCCAAACCAAATGTCTTTGTTTTTAAAAAGTTACTTGGGTCAAATGTGGCATCTATTTTAGATACACCAGTTGCCAAAGATGAACCTACATTGTCTGGATTTGGAATTATTTCCTCATCAGGATTATCACTAACACCTGAACCAAATAGTATTTCTGTTTTTAAATCTTCACCTCTAACATGTGTTGTAAATCTTCTTGATGTTTTAATAAGTTTTAATAAATAAGGTGTATCATTGAAAAATTGTGCAAGTGCTGGATTATTGTCTGTATTATTTTCTTCATCTTCAAATACGGTGTCTTGTGCTAAGAAAGGAACTTGATACCATTTGTTACCATTACTATCTGTTACAGAAATAACCTCAGTAACATTAGGTTCTGATAAAACTATTTTATCAAACTTAACAGCATTTGAAAATGTAAATGTTTCTGATTTTCTTGTTCCACTTTTTGAACCTATAATTTTTGTTAATTTAAATTTTTCTGGTATAGTACCTGATGATGGTTGAACTATTTCAACTCTCATTGGGTCTAACGAACTTGATACTTTAAAATTAATTGAATCTTGTAATGTAAATGTAGTACCATTGTTTGAACTTAAGATAGCATTCTCAGTTATTATACCTGCGTATTTTAAATCAGGTGCATAACTATCACCACTTGTTCTAGCTGGTACGGTTTGTGATACTTCTATTTTTGCACTTGCAGGTGAAGAAGTTTTAGGTGTATATCCCATTGATTGTGCAATCTCATAGATATTCTTTTTCTCTTCTGCCTGTAATATTAATGTTTCCCTAAACTGATTATCTATATAAAAATTAAGTACATCACCAACATATGCTGCCATCTCAATAAACATCATACCAGGGTCTGCCTCATTAAAATCATTATATGTGTTTGGAAAATATGATTTTGCAAACTCTATGATATTTTGTCTAATGGAAGAAAAGTCTCTACCGAGATAATTTACTTCTTTTGAAATTGTTTTTTTATTTGTCCCATAGTCTGGCATTTTAACTTCCCTTATTTATCGGTGCTTCTTGTGTAAAGTCTTCCGATGCAAACTGACCAAAATTAAATGTAATGGTCTGTAAAGATTCTTTATCAGTTTGTATTGTATATTCTAATTGAACTAATACAGCATTTTGATTTCTTTCGTCACTCCTAACGATTATATCATTAACAATAACATATGGTAACCATCTTTCTATTGCATCAGTAATTGCAACTTCAATCCTATCTTCTAAGTCTGGTGTATATTGTTCAAAAATCAATCTTGTTAAATCACTACCAAACTCTGGTTGAAATACTCGTTCACCTTTTGTGGTTAATAATAAGTTTCTAAGATTTGACTTAGTTTGTTGTAATAGATTTTTACTTTGTTCAAAAGTAGAGAACGCAGTTAAGTCTAATGGAAATGTTAAACCTACAAACTTATCAGGATTTTTATCTGTTTCTCTTACACTCATTTATTATTTTTTTCCTTTGAACTTATCGTGTTTCATCAAGTCACTATAGTCACGAGTTAATGCATTTACTAATGATTCAGGTACTTGTTCTGAAGAAACTCCTGCTTCTTTCATAGTTACTGCAGCATTTATATTTCTTTGAGTTTCTTTATCACCACCTGCCATCATAGAATCACCATAACCTAATAACTCTGAAGCTCTACTTGAATCAAATACACCACCACCCATTGTTGGATATTCATCTTCTACATCACCCTTGGATAAACCAACCGTTTCATTTAAAATTTCATTCAATGAATCATTTGATGTGTAAGTAACCTTTTCTTGTTTCTTAACAACAGGTCTTGGTTTTTGTTGTATTGTTTCTTGTGCGAGAGACTTAAGAGAGTCTTGTTTGTTCTCCTTAATAAATATCTCGTTAACTTGTTTTTTTACTTCTTTACGAACTATTAATTCTATTACTTTTATTAGTTCTCGTTTTTTCATTTTCTTACTCCTTTATGTAACCGTATAAACACCACTAAATGTGGCACCACTCGCTATATTAGTAAATATCACCGAGTCTAAATGTTCTTTAAAATAATCTCCAATATTTGATAAAAATCCATCCAATGTATCATCTTCCCATGTTGATGTTGGTGGTGTTCCACCTATAGTCACAAATGTACCATTAGTCAATGCAGTCCAATATAAAACTAATCCTGCACCAACACCACTAAGTAATACTGATGTAGATTGTGCTCGTAGTCCTGCCTTCATTGGTGTTAATATTAAATCTTTTTGTCCAAGGGTCTGATTATATGCAGTTCCGCCATTTAATATAGTATTGTGATATTCATCCACAATAAACTCTGCACATTCATCGGTTGTTTCAAAAAACTGACCATTGTTCATTCTACTTCTATAATTGTTTTGTAATGTATCAAATGCCATTATTTATCAATTCTATGTTTCTCACTTAATGCATCTTTGACTGCACTTAATGCAGATGTTACCGTACTCCAATTTGGTGCCGCTTGTATTGGGCCAGGAGTTGGACCTGTTGGTGTTGGTATACCAGTAACACCACCAATTGCAGTTACTAATGCATCTAACTTATCATATAGTGTTTGACCTAATACTTGTGGTTCTTCTGCAGTCTCACTACCAACTTTTACTTCTGTTGACTGCATAACAACAAGTGGTGATTCAACATAAACATCGTTGACCGAACCTATTGATATTTTATCTCCTGAAAATATTCCAATTGAATTTCCTTCAGATTTTTTTGTAGTAAAAATTAATCTATCACTACGAATCTGAACTTGTGCTTTATCATAATCTTTTACATCTTGTATTCTTATGGATTCTATTGGTAAATCAAAATTTTGTTTTTCGTTATAAGTTAAGTGAATTGAATTTAAATCACTTTTGATATTCTCTATTGATAATTTATCATTGTTAGTAAATGATGTAAGTCCACTTGTAATCTTTACATTAGTTGAACCTACTTGTTCATTAACTTGATTACTTCCTAAACGAATAGAGTTTCCGAATCTACCTTGTATTATAGTATCACCTTCAAATATTTTTAATGGTTTTACTTGTGGTATTGGAAAATAATAGTAACCAGGATTGTATGTTCCTTGGTTTGGTGATACTTTAAATGATGTACCACTTTTTGAATTATTTGTTGATAAATCTTCTGGTGTTGATATATTTGGTTGTGCACGATTAACTACTGAATTCTTTACATGTAATGTACCAAGGTAATATCTATCACCCTCATCATCAAACCCATATAAAACTTCACCAATTACTGGTACTCTTGAAAAATCAGAATTTAATGGTTTAAAAAAAAGACACTTATCTATTTCAAGATTAGATTCTGAATATAAAAATCTACCTAATACTGAACCATAGTAATCAAAGTTTGGTTCACCTTGTTCAGTTAATGGTAAATCTTTTTCTGTCAAACAAACATTTAATACTTCAAATGGTTCTAACTCATTGTATCGTGAAAGATTTTCATTAAGTTTGTTTGCTGTTTGTAAAGTGTCTTTATTGATAATCCCACTTGCGGACTTACCAATTCCTGCACCCATTTGTCCAATAAATTTTCTATTGTAACCCATTAATCACCTTTGATTGAAGATATAATATTATCTTGATGGTCTTGTAAATCGTGAACATCTCCTTCTATGGCATCCATTAATTGTTTCTTTTCTGCATCTGTTAGTCCAAATTCAC